CGAATGAGCAATTGCAGTGGCTAAATGAGCGATTACATTTCTTTTCGCTTTTTGGTTACACTGATTGGTTGCCAGATTGCGTGGTGGAATCAGCCCTGTTCGAACGATATCTGCTTTTTACGAAGTCTTCTTCTATCGTGATGCAGTATTGGCAACTGATGCTCAATTTCTTCCTCTCATTTTTCTTGTTCCTGCTCGGTCCCGCTGTAGGCTGCTTTGAATGGTCTTATCGTTTGGCCTTACTTGGCCCAATGTGCGACTGTTACCCATGTGCGTGTTATTGAGGAATTTCGCGAGCGTCGAGGAGCTCTTCCTTTAGAGTTTACTCGTACTCGTGATAAGTTTCTGAAATACGCATTGACGGGTGCAGTTGTATTGACCGGATTAGCTGCCGCTTACAAGCTGTATTCCTCCTCTAAGGTGATGGAACCTCATGGTAATATTCAACCGAAGACTATGGAGGACATCAGGAAGCGTGATGCTGAGCAGTCCGACTGGGCAAAGACGGTTGTTGAATCTCTTCCTGCTTCTGAAAAGAGCAAGTGTATTGATACTGAACGTCTTATACCCAAGGTCAAGAAAAATCTTGTATATGTCAATTATGATGATGAGGATGGCAAAAAGAAGTTTGTCAACGGATTTTTTGTCCGCGCTAACGAACTCCTGATTCCTTATCACATTCTCACTGACAAGCCGAAAACCTACAAGATTTATCGGCGTGGAGAACATATACGAGGAGGACAATTCTCGGAAATCTTCTCAATTGGTGCAGCTTCTGTTCATCCCACTAAGGATGTTGCATTGGTTCAATGTTGCAATACATCACCTTTTGAGGACTTGTCTGAGTATTTGGCTCTTGACGAACACAAAACCGCTCCGTTTTCAATTCATTTTATGAATAAGGACGACACTTATCTTGTTGGCCATGGAACTGCGAAAGCCGGAAAGATTAATAATTCTATCCGTGTTTCCAAGGGCTACCACTATGAGTTGTCTGACATGAAGACGTTCTCCGGTATGTGTATGGCTACTATGGTTTCTGACACTAAAGCTCCCCAGATCATTGGATTCCACATCGGTGGTCTAACTGGAACTGGAGCTGGATGTGC